GACCACAGTGCTGCAGCGTGGTCAGAAGATCGAACGGCCGTACTGCTCACCACTTAATCCAGTCGATGGCAAGATCACCCTTCCCGAGCTGGAGAAGGTAAAAATTCGCGGTGTCGAGCAATGGGATGACACTAAGCAGATGGACTTCCTAGTCTCTGAGTTCAAGGAAAAAGTCCTTACCAAGATACAAAAGCCTGCAATGTTCATGCCGTCAAATACACCATCACAACACCAACCACTTCAGGAGGATGACAATGGCGCACTCCCCTTCTGACCTCTGGCGTCTGGTTGAAAGTTTTGGTTTCATGACAGTCGAGGAGTGTATCTCCATACGACTGCACAACGGAACCCGTCGGGTGCTGCTGCAGCTTAGTATCGATGGAGAACGTCACCATCATGAAGTGGCAGTTTCTAATCCACTGGCCATGATGGCACTGATCGACAAGTTTCGTCAGCAGCGTGACAGCCTGCGAGCAGACCAGGTACGTCGTCACCTTGCCGAGGAACAGGCCAAGGTCATGGCGAACTTTCTGCAGAAGCAACGCGATGAGATCGCAAGGCTGCATCGTGAGAAGCTGCAGAAGGAACACGACCAGATTGAGAGAGCTGTCAAGTACGTGCGTGGCCCTATTCAGGCGATTCTGAACAGGTGCAAGCCGGTGGTCGATCAGTTCAGTTATACGAATGTTTACGGCAAACCTGCCGAAGTTTTTTTTCACTAATTATATACAGCAGGGTATGCCCCTGCGGTGTATTGGTTAGCGGAAGCGTGTCTCACGAACATAGTTCAGTGGGGGCGATATTGGGACAGGGGCCGTGGTTGTGGAAGGCCGCGGCCCTGATTTTTTAACAGCATAACAGAAAACGCCATGAACCTCAACCTCGACATAGCTCTCTGCATTGGGGGGCCTTGTCCGAAGAAAAACCGATGTGCAAGGTGGGTAGTCTACGACAGCATGGAGCGTGCTGACGATCGTGGTGAGATAGACTTCAGGCCGAGCGTGGTCATCACGACGCCACCTTTCAACTACAACGATGAGTGCTATTTTTACATGCCCTCAGAACTGCAGAAGGAACAGCCATGAGATCGAAAGAGAACACACCACCGGAAGCTGTTGTGTTGGTGACGTACTTGACAACAGCCAAGTACGTCAGCAACATGGACAATCATACGCTTGCAATGCACCTAAAGGCCTACAAAGTCAGCGCTGACTTGTACGGCCTTCCACCGTATTTAGTGGCACTCTTGAACGAAGCTATCAACAGAATTAAGGACAGAGAACCAAGCTCATGAAACACGGCTCGCTATTCTCTGGTATCGGCGGCTTTGATCTTGCTGCCCAATGGATGGGATGGGATAACGTATTTCATTGCGAATGGATGCCGTTCCCACGTAAGATACTTTCTCACTATTGGCCGGAGGCCGTAAGCTATCATGATATCACAACTACAGATTTTCGACAACATCTCGGACAAATTGACATTCTTACCGGAGGATTCCCTTGTCAGCCGTACAGCGCAGCGGGCAAGCGCAAAGGGAAAGACGATGATCGTCACCTCTGGCCCCATATGTTACGATGTATTCGCGAAGTCAAACCGCGCTGGGTTGTGGGCGAAAACGTTTTCGGCCTTGCTACTTGGAATGGAGGGTTGGTATTCGAGGAGGTGTGTACTGACCTTGAAGCTGAAGGTTACACCGTACAGCCGTATGTTCTTCCAGCTGCAGCCGTCAACGCTCCGCACCGAAGAGATCGAGTCTGGTTTGTTGCCTACGCCAAGGGCGAAAGAAATAGGAAACAGCAAACAACGAATTGCGGAAAACAGAATAGACAGTATTACGACAATGGCAAAATTGGGACTGCTGCCTACCCCCACCTGCATGGATTCCAGCAACGCCACGGCAACGATGAAGAGCACGCAAGTCAAGGAGGGCAGTATGCACAGCGTGACTTTGAACAGAGCAATGGCGATGGGAATGCTACCGACGCCAACGGCAACGGATTACAAGGGTGCATATCCGCCGACTTCAATCGACAACAACGAAGCGTGCAAATCGATGCTCCGCAATGTATATCAGCATACGGAGCAGCCGTACCATTCGAAGACTTCCCAACTGTCGCCCCGATTTGTGGCGGAGATGATGGGCTTCCCACCGAATTGGACGGAATTACCTTTTCAAAATGGAGAAACGAATCGATAAAAGCATACGGGAACGCGATTGTTCCCCAAGTGGCATACCAAATTTTCAAAGCAATTCAAGAAACGATATGACAAGCCATTACCAAGAAATACACAACCTTAAACAAGAAATAAAACGACTGCGATTGTTAGTAGTTGAAAACAAGATGGCCCATGACCGCGAAGTGCGGTTGCTGAAACAAGAAATTGTCAAACCCAAAACCGACATCAACGACAACCCCACAACATGGGGTGAAGTGTTACGGGTTATTTGTGAGGTGATGGACATGACACCCGACCAAATTATCACCAAGTCAAGGAAGCGCAAACCAATGTACGCCCGACATATGTTCAACCACATTTGCAGAAAAAGGTTAAACATGACATTCATGGAGATTGGCAACATTTCACACCTTGACCATTCCACCATTATTTCATCGGTTCGGGAATTTACGGACATTTTGGTAACCGATAAGGAGATGCAAAGGTATCACGCCCAGGTTCACACCATACTACATGAACGATTAGTATAAACAATCGCCATTTTTGGCGTTTTATGGGTATATGATTGAAACAAAAACCATCATTGTACCCACGGAGTTGAAGGATGTCAAGTTGCATCAAATGTTGGCGTACAATGAATTGAAGGCCGATATGGATGAAACACAAAGGCAGTTGGAATCGGTTGCCATCTTTTGTGAATTGACCATGAGTGAAGTGAAGGCCATCCCATTTGACATTCTTAAAGATTGCGTGATTAAGATTTCCAAGATGTTGGAATCCAAACCCGTGTTCACACCGAGGTTCAAAATGAACGGCATCAAATACGGATTCATCCCAAACATGGATGAATTGTCAACGGGTGAATTTATCGACATTGAAACATACCAAAAAACCCCCAATGATATTTGGAAGGTGTTATCGGTTTTGTACCGCCCCATTACCAAAGAAGGCCAAAACGGAAGGTATGAAATTGCCCCGTACAATGCGGAGTTGAACGCAGATTTCAAGGACATGGATTGCAACACGGCGTTTGGTGCGTTGCTTTTTTTTTGGAGTTTAGGAATCGACTTGTTGAATTCTACCCAGAAGTATTTGGCGATGGTGAGGAGGGGGGAAGTGTCGATGAAGTACGACTTACCGAAAAATGGGGATGGTTTGGAATGGTCTACCGACTTGCTAACCGAAGTTTCCTTAACCTTGAAGAAGTATATACAAAACCCATTCACTCCGCTTGTATGTGGATCGCTTACGAAAGCGACATTGCGAAGATGGAACAAAAAGCAATTAAACAACGATGAACAATAATCACATAGGAACGGCATTTGAGGTGATGAAAGACATTGCCGATTTGGAGGGGTGGAACTATTCACACGGCACATTAACCGAATTTGATTTCAAGGCATTTTTGGTATTCCCGTTGATGCATTGTTCAATTCAATCGGTAGCATTGACCGACCAGGTAGCAACCATCCAAATGAATGTCATGGTAGCGGATAGGGTTAACTTCTTGAAAACTGAAAACGAACAAGAAAACTTAATCACCGAATACAGCCAATACGGATACACCGAAAACCAAAACTATGCAAACATCCTACAAGATTTGTATGTGAGATTTTCAAAAGGGTTATGGCGCACGGAACAAGATTATTACAACCAAATCCAATACATACGCCCCATTACTTTTCAACCATTTATGGAAACATTGGATTCAGTATTGGCGGGTTACCAAATCACAGTTGGAATTGAATTAATTAACCCATGGGTTACGGATGGCGATTGCGTATAAAAATAGCGAACAAGTTGTTGCGGAGTATTCCAACAAATGGGCGATTGCGTGTCGTACCTTGTTGGAAGTAAAACGCCCACGAACATCAATCCGTGCCAAGTGGAAAAAGGTTGGTGAAGGGTGGACACCCATTTCCGTTTCCAAAAAAACATTCCGTGGTAATTATGTGGCATCGGGGCAATTGGTTAATTCCATCCAAGCATCACCCAAAGGGTTAAACATGGGTATTACCATGAATAAGACCGCCGATTATGTGCAGAACGGAAGAAAGCCAGGCAAGGGCATTCCGTTGGCATCGATGCGTAATTGGACAAAGATGAAACGCATTCAACCACGGGATATGGGAACGGGGCGATTCAAAGGCAAGGCCGATGAAAACGCAATGCGATTCATGATGAACAGAAAAATTAAACACTTTGGTATTGAACCATTCCCATTTGTAACAATGGCACGAAAGGAAATTTTACCATCATTCAATAAGGCATTAACCACGGCAATGGCCAAAGACATAAAAGCAAGATTCAAACGATGACATTCAACGAACAACCAAGTGCGATATGTGGGGCAAAATCCCCATTGATTTACCAATTTTACGATGCGTTATACACCGCAGATTCATTCTATTATCAATGCGATGTGTATGTATGGAGTGGCACAACGACATTGCCAGGTTCACCGAATTGGACAATAAACCGCAAACCCGACCAATATGGTTCGGGGCGTGGATGGATTGACATTCACAAATTGGTGGAACAAATGTTGACCGAGGATTATTTAATTAACGGCACATACAAACCAAATATCGGGAATGGGGCAATGCGTGTTGCCGTCAAAGTGCGTGGGGTGTATTTAGTAGGCACCACAACCACATACACGGCGTATGCGACATCCAATGTTGTTTTGGCTACATTGGGTTACACTTACACATCGGAAGGGTTTAACGATGGATTTTCAAAAGTGGTTTACACGGACAAAACACAAGTTACCATCACCGCAGAAACAACCACGGCATATTTGTGGTACGATGCAACTGTGGTTACTTCAATCACTTGTGGGAGTGCAACCATCACGCCAAACGCGGTGAGTGGGTTAAGTGCAAACGCCATCCAAGGTATTGAGATTGTACAATTGTTGGCAGCGGGTGGAGTATCGGCATCAACCAACATAACTTTTGTAAAGGCGGGGGATGATATTGTGATTCCATTGAATTTTGTGTGTGAAAATAAGTACGGCCAACAAGATGTTTTGTTCCTAAACAAATACGGGGTGTATGATTCGTTCTTGTTTAACGGAGTACACCGCACCACGAACCAAATCAGCGGTGAAAAGTATTCACAACCGATTTACAAACAAACCGACCTTGCACAATCATGGACATACGGCGTTCCAATTACCACACCTTATTTGGTTAATAGTACCCAGGTGATGACAGTAAACACGGATTGGATCACGCAAAACGATGTTGATGTGGTTGAGCAAATTTTTTATTCGGTGAATGTATTGGTGAACGGCCCACAAGTTTTGTCGGCAAGGATTATTGATACCACATTTGAAAAGAAAACCCGCATAAACGAAAAGTTGATTTTGTACACCATTCAAATGGAATACAACCAACCAAAAATTAATAAGATAGTACGATAATGGCAATTAGATTTTCATTATCCATCCAAGATAGTAACACCGATACCATCGGGCCAATAATGTTGGCGTACAACCAACGCACGGCATCGGGATTTATTGAAGGCCAAGAATGTTGCATTGAAAAGTTGGAAGCGTTGGGCGGTACATTCAGTTACCAAGTACCCGTGGATTTATTCCAAGATGAATCCGTACCCCTTACAAGGCAATTAAAGGACTTGATGAACCTTGCCACCATTTGGACAGATTACACCCAAGATTTCCAAATACCCGCATCGGACACTAACAACCAAATCTTTGCCAATTGGTTTGATGAAAACATGGTCATCGTGGGTTGGAATCCCAACATTGGTAAAAACGCAACCATATTCATCAACGGATTACCCGTATTTGAAGGTCGTGTTGAATTGATTGGTTGTAAATTCAAGGATGGGTTGCCACAATTGTACAACATCATTTTTTACGGCACGACCAAAAAATTGTTGGATGCGTGGGGCGAAACATTGATGAACGAAGTTGATTGGAGTGAATACGAACACACGGCCAATTACACAAACATATTGAGTTCATGGGATCAAAATTTATTGGGTGGTGATATTTTATGGCCGATTGCAGATTACAACCAACAATGGAGATATTCCACATTGACGGGAGTAAACGGAAACATCTTAAAACCAAGGGGTGTTGAGGTGGATGATTTACGCCCCGCGATTCGCCTTCGTGAAATGTTGGTTACTGCATT